AAATCCGCAATAACGCGGACTTTTTATTTTAATAATCTTATTTGTTACGCAGTAGTTCTCATAAAACTATCGCGTTTTATTAAAGAGCTCGCTAGCCCCAAACCCTACGAAAAGTTTGGCTAGCAACAATTATGTCTTGAATAGGACAAATGTTATATTAGCTTAACACAAGATATAAAAAACATGCGAACAGTTCGTATATAAAATAATTAAAATGTAGAATAGTATTTTAATTACTATGAATAAATTATTTCTAACATCACAAATTGATTTTAATCAATCTAGCGCACCATCTAAGTTTGAAGGAATTGCTTATAATGGTGGCAAAGTATTCAATAATATTGTAATTGATTTAAGCAGTATTAAAATTGATAAAAGTATTCCTTTGTTATTTCAACATGATCATGAGCGCGTTATTGGTGTAGTTGAAAATATAACAAATACTGGCAATAATTTAATATCTAACGGTGCTATTTTTTCAGATTTTGACCAATTAGCAATCGATATCGTGAATAAATCGTTGCGTGGAATTAAATACCAGCAATCGATTGGCTTATACGATTTTAATTTAGAAGATATTAATGATAACGCTGTAATTAATAATCAGGAATTTAATGCGCCAATTACAGTATTAAAAAATGGATTGATAAGGGAAGTTTCAATAGTATCATTAGGGGCGGATAATAAAACTAATGCAATATTTTTTGCAGAAAACTTGCGGGATATAATAATGAGCCAAGAAGAAATTACTAAATTACAAACTGACATTACTAATTTAACTAGCGAAGTTAAAAAAGCTACATTGCGAGCAGAAAAAGCTGAATTAGAATTAGCGACAAAAGCGAAACAGGAACGGGTTAATATTGTAAATGAAACTTTCAAATTATTTAATGTTACGCTTGAAGTGGAGCAAATAGCACATTTTCTAAATTTGAATAAAGAAACGTTTGACGGAATTATTGCGAATATTAGATTGTTAAAGCCCGCAATTAATCCAGCGCTATTAACTGAAATAGCGGTTGGCGATATAACAGTATCACCTAAAAGAATTGATTTAAGCCAAATTTATAATTCAAGGAAATTATCTTAATATGACTACATTAACGCAATCACCTAGAGTTGGTGAATTTATTTTATCAGAGGCTAACGGTTCGCTAAGTAGAACGTCAATTACCGTAGTATCTGGTGCAGGAAGTTTAGAAAGCGGTTCGGTTATGGGAGTAATAACCGCGTCAAGTAAATATACGTTATTTAATCCAGCAGCTGAGGACGGATCGGAAACCGCAGCTGCAATTCTTTATTCTAAAGTTGATGCTACATCCGCTGATCAAGACGCGGTAGTTATCTCAAGATTAGCCGAAGTTAAAAACGCGTTTCTACAATGGAAAACGGGTGTAACTGCTAATCAAAAAACTACGGCGTTAGCTTCATTAGCAACTAAATATATTATTTCAAGGAGTTAAATAAAATGGCAATGGTCGATCCATTTTTAGGAACAGGTTTTGATTTAACATCATTAACCGCGTCAATTAATAACTTAAAATTCCAACCGCGCAGGATGGCGTCTTTTTTTGAAGAAAGCGGAGTATCAACTACGACAGTTACGGTTGAAGAACGCAATGGAATTTTATCAATTTTAACTCCGCAGCAACGTGGAGCTTCAGGAACTATTTTAAGCGGTGAAAGTCGTAAAATGCTCCCGTTTGTTATTCCGCATATTCCTGTCAGAGATAATTTATTAGCTGACGAAATTCAAGGAATTAGAGCGTTTGGCAGTGAAAACTTAAATGAAGTATTAACCACGCGCTTAAATGAAAAATTGCAATATATGCGTAACTCTATTGATTATACAAGTGAATCGCATAGAGTAAGCGCAGTTAAAGGCAATTATATTGATGCTAACGGTGATGAGCAATCGTTATTCACTGCGTTTAGCGTATCTCAACAAACTAAAGCGTTAGGATTGAGTACAAGTAATAGTTCTAGTATTCGCGGGAAGATGTTTGATGTACAAAAGAAAATTAATTCTGCTTTAGATGGTGTGCCTTGGAGTGGAATGACCGTGCTTTGCGGTGATACATTCTGGGACGCGTTAATCACTGATAAAGATACTAATGCTACTTATTTGAATCAAGTGCAAGCAGCAGAGTTACGGGGAAATCCTGTTGGTTCGTTTGCTGCGTTTGGAGCAAATTGGGAGTGGTACCGGGGTACGTCAAGCGTGAATTTAGGAAGTGACGCTTATGTTATTCCAACGGGTGTTCCGGGATTGTGTATTACACGTTATGCACCAGCTAATTACAATGAGACCGTTAATACGATTGGCTTACCTTACTACGTGAAAAGTGAATTGTTAAAATTCGGTAAAGGATATGAATTGGAAGCGCAATCTAATCAGTTAAATATAATTACACGTCCAGCATCAATTATTAAATTGACGGTGTCGTAAAATGTATTTAACGCGAGAAGATTTTGATACTGTTTATGGAACTAATAACGTTAATGCGTTATTAGATGATGACGGTATTGCTTCTGATGCGCGTCTTATTAATGCGATTAATTTTGCGCAATATCAAATTGATCGCAGATTAAGAAATCAATATGAAGTACCATTTGATAACTTACCTAATGAATTAAAAAGTATTGCGTTAGCGCTCGCTTGGTATTATTTGTATTCAGCACAAGGCACAACTAGCGAAGATGTAAAATTGCGTTATGAAAAAGCGTTATTAGAATTGGAATTATTGCAAAACGGACAAATAAAATTAGATAGTGATATTGAAACTGTTAGTAATAATCCAACTATTCAGGCTGGCAGTAAAACGTTAATTTTTAATGATGTTTATTCAAGTAAATATCTTTTATGATTAAATTTACAATTAATACTGTAAACACTACTTCGGATAAATTTAATAATCTATTAAGAAAATTAAATAATTTACATGATTTTTTATCGGCTATAGGTGACGCGGTTTTAACGCATACGCAATTAAGTTTTGATAGTGAACAAGATCCTTATGGGAATAAATGGCAACCATTAAGCGAAACAACTAAATCATTAAGGCGCGGTAATTCTTATCAAATATTAAGAGATACCGCTGTATTAATGAGTAGTTTTAGTAAGCAAGAACCTAGTAAAAATTCAATCGTAGTAGGCACGCCAATAATTTATAGTACTACTCATCAATACGGTGCTAAAAAAGGTGCTTATGGCAGTTATACCACTAAAAATGGACATACTGTTTCAATCCCTTGGGGTGATGTTCCAGCACGTCCAATGCTTCCCGATACAAATAGAGGTTGGCCGGTTGCGCTTGAAGAAAACGTAATTAAATTGTTTTATCAACATATTTTATAAATTATGCCATTACGTTATGAAGCGATAATTAGAAGTAAATTAGAAAATATTGATGGACTTAATGGAGTATACGGCGCATCCGTATTGCCAAGGAATGCGCAGGAAGTAAAGCCTCCACCGTGTGTTTATTTAATTTTTTTACGTGCCGAAGTTAGCGATAAAGTATTAAATAGAAGTCGTTTTATTATTAAAACTTATTGGCAAATTCAAGTAGTAACTAGAAATTTAGTTAATATTCAAGATGGTTTGTCAGTTAGAGAAGATTCACAGAATGTAATTAATAACGTTTTTACAACATTAAACGGCTGGCAACCTGACAATACTAATACAACAGCATTACAGTATGAAGGTTCGCCGTTACCAATTTATGACAATGGCTTATTGTTGTTTCCATTAAATTTTTCATTTAGTTATAACATAGGAGTTTGAAATGTCCGGATTAATAGCATCTGGCAACGTTTATATTTCAGTTTATGATAGTGGCGAATTAACGGGGGAACAGGGACCGTTTAACGCGTCAAATTTTAGCATTACACCCGCCAAAAGTAAAACGGTTGAGCGTACTTCATACGGACGTGATGATTATGGCTCTATATTAAATTCAGTAGTTATCCCGAATGGTGTTAGCTCAATTAGTATCACGATTGATGACGCTACTCCAGAAGCATTAGCGCTATTTTTGCTGGGTAATACTTCTTCT